GTATGCATCAGTTGTATTGGTGCGTAGCCAACTAGCAGGAGCAGCAGAGCTTACGACTTGATGATTAAGCGCTTGAGTTCTGTCTTTAATCCAAACCATGCCACCTTTAGCTTCTCCAACAGACCAAGGCCCAGACGTAGAAGATGCAGGGGAACCAAATTGTGTAACTGTCTTTCCTGTGCCAGAAGTGTCGGCGAGTGGAGTAGCTCCAGCACCTAACAAAATGTTTCCTCCTGTTAATGTATTTTGAGGAGGAGTAAAGTTTGCGGTGTATACGGCTTTTCCAGCAACAATTTGAGCATTGGAAACCTTACCGTCAAAGGCGTATGGATTGCTGTAAATAGAACCGCTCAAGAAGAATACACCAAGAACGCCAAGATCAAACGTACCTGAGTATGAGGCTGTATCGTAAAGAACACCATCAACAAACGCTCTAAAAGTAGAGCCTGATCGTGTCATAGCCAAATGAGTCCAGCGACCAGCCTGCAAAGCACTTGATGCCGAGCCAGACATAATTGTTGTGCCATTAGCGTAGCAGTAAATACCGCCATTCTCTTGAATACGAGGGAACTGTACGTTGGTGTTGCTTGTGCTTGAGAACAACAAGCGTGTCCCAGTAAGGCTGTTTGGGTACAACCACGCTTGAATACAGAAATCACCGCTCAGGTTTACTTCCGAGCTAAATGTCAAGTATGAAGGATTGGCAGCAGTGAGAGAAACACTGGAGTTACTTGTTGCGCTGTTTCCTAAAGCAATTCCATTGTTAATGCTTTGTGAAGCTCCATTACCCGTGTAGAGATAAGTCGAGAACACATCCTCGATGTAGGTAGCATCTCCTGAAACCGCTGAAGTATTACTTGATAGCATCAGTTACCCTTAGACAGTGTAGTTTTTACCAGCATCTGAACCATACCAATTAGTACCATCAGAAGTGAATATGTACTTATCGAGCTTAGATGCAGTAGACGTAATTGTAGGAGCAGTTCCAGCAGGCCACTTAACAGCAGAAGGCCAAGTAGCAGTGCGTGAGCCTGTTCCGTCTTGCTTCAAAAGCATGATGAAGGACTTACCAGCCGCTGCTGTTGGAAACGTGAAAGTACAGTTACCTGTGAGAGTAAGGATTTGAACAGTACCGTTAGCCAAGTCAATTGTATAAGCAGTAGAAGTGTTAGCCGTAGCTGTTTCTTCTGTGTAGCCGTTAGTGAACGTACCAGCTTCGATTGTCTTAGCAGACAGTGTTTGAGTGTCTGAAGTACCTACAACAGTACCTGAAGGAGCAGTCTTAGTTGCCCATGTATCCAAGTCAGCATCCCAAGCTTGGACGTTAGTGCCGATAGCTAAACCTAAGTTAGTACGAGCTGTAGATGCACTAGCAACATCAGACAAGTTACTAGCTGAAGCAAGGTATCCAGCGCCTGAGACATAAGCAGCAACCCAAGCACTACCTGTGTACAGCTTCATCACTTGAGAAGCACTGTTGTAGTATAGTGAACCTGCTACAAGAGCATTACCATCATTATCCAATGTAGGATCTGATGTCTTAGAACCCAAATAACGATCATCGAAGCTATCATAAGCAGCCAAGGTAGCATCACGAGCAGCTTCAGCAGCAATACGAGCTGTATCAGCATTGGAGGCTGATGTAGAGGCTTCTGAAGCCTTAGTAGTGGCTGTACCGGCACTTGAAGATGCTGCTTGAGCATGATACTTAGCTGAGTACTCCCCGCCTGATACAGCACCTGATGTCTTAGTAGCCCACTCACTAGCCA